CCCGCCGATACCATCAAATAGGCTTGCCATCGTGGCGTCCCGCTCGTAACAGGCGCACAGCCGTTTCAGCACCCACGCCCACGGCGGCAATGCGATAGAATTTCCCAGGGCCTTATATCGGGCGCTGTCGCTGCTCTCCTTGTGGAGCTTCCCCGCGCTGTCCGTCCACGGCCCTATGTCGGTCCACCCGTCCGGGAACCCCTGCAAGCGCTCACATTCCAGCGGCGTCAGGCGGCGCACAACGGATTCCGTAAACACTGCTTGACCCTCCGCACCACCGGATTTCCCCTTGCTGTAGAGGGTCTGGCTTGTTCCATCCGCACCAGCTATCCGGCGGGATTGTATGTCCCACGGCGTCAGGCATCCGGCGGTTGCTACAATAGGCTGTTCATGGTTGCAGTTCAGCGTAGGGCTGACGTCCTGCGTGATTTCCGCCCCGGTCTGCCCGGTCGCCATCACAATAGCCGTGTAGTCCGTGACCCGGCTCTGGTGGTCCCCGGTCAGTGTGCAAGCGGTTTTCCCGTCTCCATTTCCTCTGGCGTCGAACACAAGCGGCGCATTTCTCCCGCTGGCGTTTGAATTTGTGTTAAGCGTTCCGGCCACCGACCCCGTCCGAACTTCTCCCAACTGATTTTGGTGGACGTAAACCGCCGACGTCTGCTCTGCCGACAAGGTAGGCACCGTTTCCTCCTGGAACCCGATGCTTCCCGCTCCAGCCCCCGCCTTGTGCTTGAATCCAGCTACAAGGACAGCATCACGCCTTTGCCCACCTCCGCTGTTTGCACTCAACGAACACCAAACACCGTTTTCCCTGTATACTCGTTGCGTTTGGCTATCCCAAGGATTTAGGCATCTGATTCCTGCTGTGCAATCAGCACTGCTTCCAGCTCCGGCGGCAGTTTCTTCCCACGGCGTTCCGCCCTCCGCAGTATCCCCGCACACGCCTTGGCGGACAAAGAGTATTTCTGGTGCGGCGTGTCCTCCAAAATCTGCGACAAGCGCGATTCTACGGCGACGCTGGGGCACTCCCCAAAACTGCGCATCGAGAACTCTGTAGGCGACGGACCATCCATCCCCATACCAGCAGTCAGCCAGCGGCCAGCGGCCTTTTGGAGGCAATGGAACGTCGGGCGCGTCCGGCTCTGCGACCCTGATTGTTTCTTCAAGGACGGCTCGGAAGTCGTCGCCTTTGTTTGAGCTAAAGGCTCCTGGAACGTTTTCCCACACCATGAATCGGGGCCGAATAAACTTTCCTGTACGGCCTCTTCGTACATCTGCCTCCCTCATTTCCTTAATGATTCTGATTTGCTTCATAAACAGGCCGCTCCGCTCTCCGGCAAGGCCAGCCCGTTTCCCCGCTACAGACAGGTCTTGGCTAACAAGGTGAACCACCAATAACCACATCAACGGCTGGCAACTCGTACCCGTTTAGCTTCGTAATGTCGCCCAAATGTTCCACCTAAACCACCTCCTTATCCCCCTCTTCGGGTCATATTTGTAAAAATCCGGCTCCGACCGGAAGATAATCCGGTTGTTGCACCACCTTTGGAGCAGCCGTATTTCTTGCGGCGCGGACGGCTTATCGAATATCATCACATACGGGTTATATCCCAGGTCCCGCAGCGGATAAATTCGCCGCAAAGCGTTTTCTACTTTTTCCGCCACGGTTTCCCCGTCCCCGTAATTGGTCAGCACATAGACGCCCAGCTTCCGGTAATCCTTTATGCCGGACAACTCCTTGAACCGCCGGAAATGCTCCGTCAGGTCTTGCGCTGGGTCGTCCCACGCAAAATGAACGGTCTGTGTCTTTATGTGCTGTATCAGCTCCACGTTCCGCGCATTGGTCAGCCGAATGTCCAACCCTTGTGTGAAGTCCACCCACGCGCCGCTGTCCGCAAGCTGCCCCATCAGGTCCATGTGTTCCGGGCAGGCCAGCAGATTAGGGTCCAGGAGTTTGATATACTTCTGCCCACGCCACCACTGGTCGATGTCTGCCACTTTCACGGAGGCCCGCCCCTCTTTCCCGGCTACGATGCAGAATCCGCAGGTGCGCGGGCATCCCCGTGTCAGGAATCCATAGGCGGTTTCTTTGGTCAGCTCCGGGTAGATGGAATAGTCCGGGTAGATATGCTCCACTTCATCCGGCAGGCGGTTGTCCAGGCCGTAGCCGGTCCCGCCCCGTATGACTTCCCTGGTGTTCAGCGGCTCCGGCTGGTCCGCCGAATAGGTGGTGTCAAATACCTTGCTCATATACACCCGGTCATACTCCCCAAATCCCCACCACCATTCCACCGTGTCGCCCTGTGCCTTGTGCCAGGCCGACAGCTTCATCAAAGCGAGGTTCGGCCAGCGGTGCCCATCCACGTCAATCAGACCGATATTCATTCGGTGTTCTCCTGAAACATGCTAAACTGGTTCTTATCTCTTCTCTTTTCTGCGTCGTATTGCGCCTTGAATTGCCTGTATGCCCTGGTGTACTCATACGCCGCGCCGAAAATGTTCCTTGCCGCTTTTGCAAGTCCTGGGTCTAACTGATCTGCGGTCTGTAGTTCTTGTTCAAACCGACTTCCAAACGGGCAACAGGCGCATCCCGTCCGAAGAAATCCGTGCTTTTCGTACAGGTCAGAATGAACAACGCCCCGCCGCTTGCAATACAGCTTTTTGTCTTGGTCCGTTATGTAAAACAACGGCCTGAATTGTGCAGCTTCACTTTTGCTGGACGGTTCCGAAAAGCAACTATTATAAGCTGTCGCCCTTGCGCCTCCCTCCGCTTTTCTGATCCCGACAAGGTTAATCGTTGCTCTCGTCTCTTTTAGAAAATTGTGCGCAACGTCCTTTTTGGCACCTTTGCAGCACTCATCCGAAATAGAAAAGTCCGGCGGATTTTCAATCATAAACTCTTTCAGCAGACGGCACTTTTCTATGTTTATCTGGCTCCCAGGTCCCCACTCGTTGCACCACCATCTAAGCGCCGCTTTGCAGCTTGGGTATAGCGAAAAAAGAAAGTCAAACGACGAATCCCCCCACTTTCTGAAATCAAATCCGTGGGCCTGTAGCCGTCCGATGTACTGGCTTACCCTTTTAGAGATAAACGGCTGCCCAAATTCTTTGCACCCCAGCGGAACAGGGGTTTTCGCCTTTACTTTTTCAATGACTATTCCGTACTTCTCTTCCAGATAGTCCAGGTGTTCCTTTGTGACGGTGTACTCTATGCCTGTGTCAAACCATGCGTAATGAATTTCATCGAATGGGTAGTTCTTCGCCGGGTCCAGTGCCATAATCATATCCAGCATCATGTCGCTATCCGCGCCCCCGGATATTGAAACCGTAGCCCGCTCCGATCTGAACATTAGATTTGCGTGGAGTTTTCTAAATGCGCTGTTGATGTTTGGACATTCCTTTTCCGGGAACAGTTCAAGCATCCGCTCCAATTCTTCCATCCGCTTTCTCCTCCTTTTGCATCAGCGGGCACCACGCGGGGACATATGGGAGGAAGCGTCCGTTTCCCACGACGTACCCCTGGCACCGTCCCGGCGCAAAGCACCTTGCCCACAGCTTACCCTTAGGTGCTTCCTCATTTATAACGTGTCGGCACCCTGCGCACGTTCTGGACCAGTCCGCCGCGCTCATGCGCTCACCCGCTGATCGGATTTGCTCCGGTCTCTGGCCGGACGCGCCGCCCGCTCGTCCTGGGTGAGCGGTGTCACAGTAACAGTGATTTCCTTCCCATACTTCCGGGAGAGGATGGCGGCCAGCGTTTGAAAAAACGCATTGGCGTTGAACACGCCCTTCACCTCTACGCTGTCCATGCTGCACACCTCACGCGCCGGGCCGCTCCGCCGCCTGCTTCGGTGTGGGAGACGAAGCGATACTTGCGCCGATCAGCATGGATTCCACGATGGTTTCCAGCATAGAACGCTTTTCCTCCGGCACACCGGCCAGCGCCTTTGACACTCTCGCCGCAAAAGTCACCTGCTCCGGCGCATACGTTTTACTATTCATGGTTGTACCTCCTTCTTTCTTTTTCCGGCCTCCTCTGCTATACTGTTCTCGACGGCGTTGCCGCGCCGCCGGAATCTACAGAGAGGAGGTGTAGATTTTGAAATATACAATGATGATTGGCGGTATTGAAAAAGAAATATCGCCAGAACTGGCAGAAGCATTGCTGAATACCGAGGGGCTTCGTCTTCAAATCTGCAAGGCAAGAGATCATTCATTTGCAGATGTGTTTGGCGTTCTGGATAAAAACCTGAAACACAGCCGCGAATTGAAATTCATTGATTTTCGGCCCAGTGATGATGTCAGCGCCGGTGATATGCTGCTTGTGCCAGATGTTGGTGAGCTGCGTGTTACTTCGGTGGAAACGCAATTAGACGATGGCAAAACCGTTTGCGCTGCGTGCTTATGTAAGTTATCCGCCAACGATTGTCGTTTCCCCGGAAGAATAACCCCCCTGTCTCCGCATCCTGCTACGGGTGCGGAGTCTCTTTTGTGCTTCTTGCCGCATTGGTGCAGGCAATCTTCACAGCCTCCAGGACCTCGATTGTATCTTCCAGAGGAACATCAAGTTCCATAATTTTGAGCTTGATTTCTTCACCCAGTCTTGCTTGTTTGCCCGCCTTCTTGTGCCATTCCCCCGACATATCCCATCCTTCCATGTCCCTCACCTCCTTTCACTGTTGCCTTTTTCCGGCCTCCTCTGCTATACTGTTTCCAGACGGCGCGTCACCGCCGCCGAAACTGATAGAAAGGAGAAACGCTATGCACGCACCCAAATACAAAAATCCGTTGATTTCTACATCGTTGACAGACGAAACCGAAATCAGCGAAAGAGGGGCAGAGGTTTATACGCACGATTGCCACAATCTTCCCATCTGTGGCTCCTATGGCCAGACGTTCTTTGCCTGCCTTGCTGGTGCCAACGCTGGTACTCGCTGTACCAGGGGAGAGAAAATGCAAATTCGGATTTTAAATGACATGAATCCGAACGCGCTGCACAAACCGCGCAAGCCTTCTGCGTCAGACCTTGAAGATTACATCTCCGGGTGACGCACCGCTTTTCAACAATGCCAGCCTCCGCTCATACTCGCGGATCAACCGTTCCCGTTCGCTGGCTCCGGCTGCTTCGCCGGTTT